CTGTTTCGGTTCTTGCTATTAGTCGGGCACGGTTACGGGTTAAATCTTCACTTTCTTTCGTTAACTTATCTTCAATCCAATTTAGATTTCTTCCCTCTTCTGTTGCTTCCCGTAAAACTTCCTGAATAATATCCCGCGTTGTGTTGGTGATCCCTTCACATACTGCGAGGATGTCAGTCTGAAAGTAATCATTGATCATCCTTATAAACTCTTCGTTAAATCCCATCGGGGCACGGCGCTTTTGAGTTTTGGGAGCTTTGGGTAGTTGGGAGTAAATGAGTGAGCCGTAATGTCTCGAATCGAGATAGATTTCTTTTAAGACTATCTGAATCGGCACTGAGGTGACACTCATTAAATCATGAGTTTGTAAATACTGCGCATATTGAGCCTTTAAAGCGTTCAATATCTTTTTGGTGAAATGTTTTTCCCTGTTTTGTTGGAAATGTTCAAATTGGCGGTAGTAAGATGCCTTATTCATTTCATTTTTTTTGCAGGATTGGACTGTAAGGTTTGGTTTGATCTCTCACTTCTAAAAGTTCAATAATCCGTTTTTTCAGGCCTTTCCTGAATTCGATATTTGCGCCTTCCTGTAAATGGCAGGAAACTTTAGGAATATACTTGTTGGCCAATGCTTCAATTTTTTTTATTTCTTCGTCTGTGATCATAACGGGGTGTCTACGGGTAAAGGTTGTATTGCCCCTGAGAGGGCATCTTCTATGGTCTCGTAACCTTGTTTAATAAAATACTTATCGAGATCATCCGGGTACTCCCAATTAAAGGCTTTCGCTATAATAGCAGGGTTCATCACGGGTAGACTCGAAAAGACGGTTGCCATATCTTTCATGTCGTCCTGAAGCTCCGCAATTCCGGTAATATCGCAATCGATATAGAGTTTTTCTTTACCTGAGAATTTAGGGGTTAGAAACGAGTTGAGCGCATCTCTTAAAGCATAAACTTCCGGTAAAACAGCATTTGTAATAAGGTCTTTATACGCCACATCCACGCTTATTTCAGATCCTGAAGCATCGTTATTAAAAAGTCTGTCAGAAACGCCGAATATATTACATAGCTTCTTAAATGTCTTTACTTCGGATGCCAGGATATTCATATCCACCGGGCCAAGTCCTACCTGCGTGTAACCCATCTTCCCGGCCATGAAGAGAAGTTTGCGGGCATTATGAACTCCTGCCGCTTCATTGTAGAAGTCGGCCTTCATTTTTCCAACGGCCCCCTGTTCGATGTCTTCTGATCTCATGGCTTCATTCCACACGATTCCACTGATGCCGGAATTCTGAAAAGCATTCACTGAATAATCCATTTCTGCGGCCTGTCTGTCGAGAATCTTAGAACCGGCCCTGAGTGGAGACATTCCGATTAACTCATTTCCGATATAGGAATATTGAGGATTAAAATAACGTACATGAATCATTTCTTCAACAGGAATATTAACGAGTTCCGCTAATTGAAGTCTGTAACCTATGATCCTGCGGGGCCACTCATCACTCACTTGTAACGAAGTCCATTGAGAAGGAGTTAGCCAAAGTTCAATCGGTTTACCTACGTTTACACCGAATTCGAGTAAAGGCGCGTGTATATAGGTGTTCCCGGTAATCAATCTAAACGTATAGGCTCCTTCTAAAAATTCTGTTGAAGGATAAGACGGGTTCGGGTTATCGAGTAATTTCTGTAAGGGGTGTGAATCGGGAACTTCTTCGAGTGCCTTAGTCTTTAAGAATTGTTTTCTTAAAAGAGTTTGAGTGTTGTAATTTTTCTGTTGTACGGAATGCTCGTATATCTTCAGAGCTTTATCATCTTTGACTGTGTAAACCTTGAGAGGAATCATTGCCGCTGTTCGGGCTATACGTCGAACGATGGAGTAAACATCTTCACTCCCTACATAACCGTTATTAATGTTATGGATCGTGTCCGACTGGTTATAAACCGGATAACCTCCTACCCAGGCGGATTGCATGGGTTTATAGGACTTTCCGAATAAGTTGCGCCATTTTATGCCCATGCCCACATTTTTTTTGGTTTTAATTCAAAATATTCGCGCATCATGATTGCGTCTGAAAAATCAGGGCTTCTCCCGATTAATTCTTTTACTTTATCCTTCGGCACTACACCTTTCTTTTTATCACTATCAACATCTTTCTGCTTTACTTGTGCCAATTCCTCAATAATCATTTCTTTTACTTGCTCATCATCGCATTCCAAATATACACCATTGCTATTGATACGATCTGCAAGATGAAAGTAACATTGTGACTTCAAATTATCGTAATTTTCTGCTATCGGATTGTTATTATCATCCACCGGGCCGTTAGGGGCTGCAAGCGGGGAAGAGTTATTTACAAAGCCTTTAAATTTCATAAAATCAACGACCCCCGCGCCCATCCCGTCCTCGTCCACTAATACATCTGAAGTCCCTATTCCTAACCTGTACCTGGATTCCTCGATTTTTGCTGCACTTACATCCAAGAGTTCTTTTTTCCACCATTTCACTTTACCTCTCCACCCATCCCATTCAATGCAAACTATCTTATCACCGCCCAACCTTGCAATGTCAGATGTGATCCTTCTTTTGCCTGATGGAACGTGAGTATTAGTGAAAATATCAATAATCTTATCGTATAAAATAATGCAGGATTCATCATTGGCATAATCCCAGTTTCCATCTAAGAGTCTTTCTCTTTCAATCCCTTTAAGTAATTTATGAAGTCTTTCTACATACCCAGCCTCGTTCTTTAAGTTTTCATGTGCAAAAGCCTGAATAAATATTTTATCTTTTTCAAGCGTGCCATTTTTCCAGGGTAAATAATAATTGCGGTATAGATAATTTTTCTTCGGGTTACAAGTTTGAAGTAATTTACCAACTAACCCGTATTCATCATTTAAACATCTCCCAATGGATATACTTAAATTCGTCATTGCGGCTTCCTGAAATTCTCCGGCCTCTTCAATCCATCCCTGCGTCATTTCCATAGAGCCGAAACGCTCAAACAACGGATCGCTTGGTAAGTCTTTTGCATCAATTAGAAGCACGGCGCTTCCATTGTTAAAATAATAGCTATGATCTTGGCCGTTGAACCGTCCGTAATCGGATAATTTTATTCCCCAACCCTTAAACACTTTCTCAATTGTTGGAATTGTGTGATTGCGAAGATCGATAAGCTGTTTACGTGCTATAAAATAACGTGTGCCAGGATAGGTCAAAGCATTGGCAAATATTAATGAGGCGCCTAAGTATGATTTTCCGCCTCCTTTGGCGCCGCCGTAAACAATATCGGTTATTTCGGGATTAATCCAAGCAGCCGCCGCTTGCTTTTGTTTTTCAGAAGAGGTGTTAAACTTCAATTTCATTACCTCAGCTTGTTTAATTTATGACCATGCCTGTTATTTGCTTTATGGTTACTTCGCCGGAATGATTACTATCTATTTTATCAGAAAGTCCTAAGTCTCTCGATATGATATTCGCATTAAGGAACCCAGAAGCTGCACCACTGAATTTTTGATTGTAGATAGTTTCCTCAATCTGGTTGATGACTGTGCTAAAATCTTCTTTTTGCGCCCTTTCCTGGCTTTTAAAAGTTCTGAAATAAGCAGTATTGCATCCAAGATATAAACACAAGCCTTGCATAGTAAAGGGTCTCATTTTTGGTAATTTAACCATTGTCACAGAAGAACCTAAACCTTGTCCGTCTGAAACCACTTTTGCCTCTGTTTCTTCAAATGGGTTTTCCTCGCACCATTCAAAATACTCGCAAGCTGCTTGCCACATTAATTCGGGTGTTTCAAATAATTTGTCGCGTCCGTGTTTACTTCTTAATTCCCAAAATTTATTTCCTTGAGGCGCTGCCATTATTAATTCTTTATTCTAAAATTACTAATTATTTGAGGCTTTAAATGATCACTTCACCCACAACATTCAGTAAAATCTTACCGTATTTTAGATAAGTTTCCCAGTTGAAAGGCGCCTCATTCCACGTTGTATAAGTGTAACCTGGTTCTTTCCAAATGAGCATACATCCATTGTCAACGTTAAAGGTTATGAACTGTATATCAGAATAGTTATTTCTGATACTCATCGCGAACTTGTAAA